GATTTTCTCATCAATTCAGAATAACGCCCAGGATCAGCAGGGCGATTACCAGGACCATCCCCAGGTCGGAGAGGGTTATTCGCGAGTAGTTCATTTTTGCCCCCAGCATTCGACACTAAGATATCCGTTGCTTTCGGAAACAAGAACGCTTCCGTCCCAAATTTGACATCCAATATCGCCCGATCCGTGAGCCTTGAGCCATAGAAAATCACCTTCGCGAAAATTACTATATGCTCTGTAAAAAGGCGTATAGAAATTTACATAGAAATAACCAGATTCCCTATAGTTGGGACTATTCAGCCAAGAGATGTGTAGGTTGTTAATCTCTCCGGCGGTAGTGATCACATATCTTGTTTCGGTATTTGTCGGAGGAGAAGATGAATACACCATCGGCAAATAAACGGTATATATACTTTTTGGTTGAGCACTTGCCGGAGAAACCAACAGTGTGCAAGGTATAAGCAGGATGAGCAAAATCCTAGTTAGTTTGTTCATGGCTTCCTCAACTTTCTACTGGATATTCGATAACGATACGGTGCATCCATCCCCCGCTGGTTCATCATCGGGAATGTCCACACTATACGCAACGTGGAATTTACCTATCAGATGCGGACGGTGAGCGAGCTTGAATGCTGCCTTTTTTGGATCGGGCATGATGCCGGTGGGTCCGATAACTCCACTGGCACAGTAATTCAATTTAGCACCGCACGAGCATGTGATTGTGTCCATTGTTTCCTCAACTTTCTATGCTGTAAATATAACCCAATTCCGTTGGACGAACGTCCCTATTTTCGTATTAATTGCACGACTTATTTATTACAACGCTGCTCATGCCCCACATCGGCAGCGTCCCCACCCGCGGCCCGCTTCGCCAGTTCGTCGGCGCGTTCGTTGCCTAGCTCCGCGGGCCGGCACTTGCTTTACTTGTTTCAGTCCCCCGTTCTTACTGGTAGGCCGGAGGAGGAGGAGGCAGAGTAATGCTACACCTATTACGGCCACGAATTCTGACATCACCTTAGCTCCGCGGGCCTTGAGTTATTGTCGGCTTTCGCAAAGCCCCACCCCGGTCGAATTACTGCCCTGTTGAAACGTATTGATCCCGGCTCGACATTGGGGGCGGGCGTTCAGTCCGCACCAGTACCGTTTTACACCCGGTCGGTGTCTATCGCGTGCCCCTCGCTTGTAAGCGTAAGGGGTTTAGGTTCTAATTTGCGTTCGCTACTCCGCTCCAGTCTTGCCGCCAGTGGTACTGACTGGAAAGTATGCCTATTATTCTATAGCGTCAGGCTCGGCAGGCCGACGCGTTGTTGGTTTACTTTATGCTTTTCAGAAATTCGGTCAATGGCAATCCGCCAGAAATTCTATAATACGGGTCTCCACTTCTTGATTTTATACTCGGAGGAATAGGGCCGCTCCATGTCAATTTATCAATCCAGTCTGCTAAAATAACCCCATTATCCGCTGCTTCGTATGGACGGTTGTTATAAACAATTCCTACCAATTCGCCCAGTTGATGCAATCCGAAATACGTGTCGTGCGAGTTCTTCTCTACGTTTCTTGTGGTCTTGAAGTCTATTGATAAAATCACGCCGTTTACCATTATGCGAATATCTGGAACGTGACCATTCGACAAAAATGGTCGTATCATTTTCATCATATCTTCTTGGAATTTGTCGTGTGCCTCAAAGCGATTCATTTATTCTCGACTTTGATATGTTTACGTTTTCATCGAGAATATCTATCCCGTCAAATAGGCATCCGTGTTTGAGCGCGGCTACTCCGGTAGTACCTGCGCCGCAGAACGGATCGAGAATATACTGACCGGGACTGCATATCTTTGAAATAATATCAAACATGCCACTTTCGGATTGCCCCCATTCGTGGTGCTTTTTATCGTTCGCATCGCTCTTGAACACATCCGCAAAGCCACGCCCGGAAAACGGGGCGTTTTTCAATTGGTACATTATGAGCGGTTTCCATTGGGGGTTTACGTGCTTTTGGAATACACCAGCGGTTTCTCCGGGTACGAGATATGCCGCTGTCCAGAAATAATCAAGATGTTCGTCGAGCATTTTATAAATATCTGGCATCCAATAGTGTGCCGACATTGCAATCAATAATCCGCCCGGTTTCAGCCATTCTTTCGCCCGACGCGCAAGCGTACTATAAAGCGGCAGGTATTCTTTTGGATACGGTGGGTCGGTGATTATAAAATCGTATTGCCGCGGCGCTTGCCACGTCTCGATGTCTCCCTGCCACACATTCCATCGCTCCGCTTGCGGAACGTCCGCCCCGGCGCGGGCCATTTCGGCGCGCGCTTCTGTTCGCTTTTCTGTCTGGATTTCTTTATGTGCTTCATGTGCCGTCATTTCCCCGCTGGCGATTCTGTCTATCATCTCTGGCGCTTCCCGTTCAATTTGCTTTATGGTTGCCACAGTTCGAGGGCTGACGTTGAGCATTTCGGCGGCCTCGTTGCGATCAAGATGCAAATTTGCATCTTGATTTTTTCTATCTCCGCCGTGTTTCATTGTCTCAAGCTTAGACGCCACAACTGCCCGTTGGCTTTCGTTCAAATGCCGCCTGTGCAAGTTCAGGCTGATAACGTATCCAAGTGGATCGTTGCCGGTGTATTCGATATAGGTTGGTTCTATGTTTTCGGCCCCGGCGGCTTCGTATCGGTTGCGACCGTCCAGGATTTTCGTGCCATATAAAACAATTGCGCACTCTGGACGGTATCCATTGTTGCGCATATCGGATCGTAAAGCGGACATTTCCGCATCGTTCATTCTTGGAAAAAGATTTGCGTACTCGTGATATTCCATGTGTCTCCTGATATAAAAACTCGTTTCGAGAGCCTGCGCCTGCGGTAGCCAACTGTGACGGTGGCTTGACGTAGGCTCTCAAAACGAGTCTTGGTGTCACAGTCTATTTCCGCAACCACATTATAACCGCGTTTCTCCATTTTCGTCAAGCGTCAGCTATTCAGTCGGTTATGTTTTCTAACCATCTTCCCGGTGTCGTCTGGTTGGTATCATTTCGGTGACGTTACCAAGTTATAACAATCTCAGCGGCGTTTGCCGCAATCACAATCAAACACCACGCCGAAACGATCGGTATCTTGGTGATAATGGTGCTTTCCGTCGGCATTGGCGGGGCACAAGTCTGTTGGAGCTGGCGTGGGGCGGACATCATCAATATAATGGTGACATTCTGGGCACATCACAGAACCATCGTCAAATATTTTTGACCAAAATTCTCCAAAAATAGCACTACACCATTTACATCTATAAACCATTGGCATATTCGTCTCATTTCTGGCGGTGTGCCGCCGAACAGTTTGCGTTAGCGTCGGGGCGCATGTGGCTTGCCGCAGTTGACGCAACGAATGCTATAATTGGATATTCCAAACTCTTCACAGACGCAGTAATCCCCGTTCGGTGACGTCACCGGGTACTTCGCAAGAACGGCGGCGGCTTTAGCATAAGCCGGTATGTCTGGGTGCGCCCCATAATTAATGTCAATGTGGTCTGATACCATTTCCAACGCCTCCCGCATCTCGTCCCGTTCGACGCGGAGCTGGGCAATCTCGGTTTCCTGTCCGTCAATAAACGCTTGAAGTCCAGCGATTGTCTTGTCTTCTTCCTCGTGGTGTTTTTTGTGATGCGCTATCAAGGTGTCATAATCGTCAGGTGCGCTCATTATTTATCTCCATAGGGCGGCGGCCCAACAAGTTCATTGATAATCTCTTGCTGGAATGGACTTGATACACTCCACGCCAATTTGTCGGCTTTATAGTTGCACGCGCTTGCGCATTTTAGGGCAGTTTCCAGGGCTTCTATGCGGTCGCTCAATTGCTCGTTTTCAGCGCGGAGTGACTCGAGCTCGGCTGCGGACAAATCGCGCAGACTCGCCATTTCTCTATCTATACTTCCGCATTCTTCTAATAGTTCATCGAGATTGCTCATGGTGTCTCCTTCCCCGTTTTACAAAATTCCAAGTCTCCATGGTTCGTTTCGCTCATTGGTTCGTCTCTCTCAACCACACAGCAAAATCTTGCATAGCAGTACATCCTATAACTTCATCTGCCAGCTTTATTAATTTCGTTGCGCTCTCCAACCGTTTCTGTGCGGCGGAGAGTTCGGCGCGCAGTTGGGGCAGTACAGTTCCTTCCTGATATGCTAATTCTTTCTCTAGCATCTGGTGGCTAGAGCGGAGTTCGGCAAGTTCGCGGGGCGCGTGAGTGGTGCATGGATAATAATATATAACCGGCCCCAGTCCGCAGTTTGGACAGGTTGCATATTCTGGTATATTGTTCGGTTCCGCCCAGAGTCCACAGCTTAGGCAGTGGGTATAAATTGGGAAATTGGGGTTAACTATTACGTGGCGCCTAGACATCTCATTATCCTTTCTCTAACTGGTATCATTTTGTTGCCTCCAGAATGGATTGGGCGGTGCGCAATATCTCGTCCCCCCGATCATCGTTAAATGCGTCCTGTAGGCGTGCCTCGTTACACATTGATTCGAGAGATGCGCGGAGCTTCGCCCTTTCTTCGCGGAGCTGGGAAAGTTCGCGGATTGCCTTTGCCCCACATCCTTCTAGTGCTGCTCGCGCTAGAGATACATAGTCGAGGTGACGTAATGCGTCATCTAGCGCGCTCATGGTGTCACCATAAACCAGAACGTATCAGCGAAGGTGGAAGGCCCGCCGTGCTCGTGCCGCGCTAGTCCGAGAGACTCAAGGGACAGTAGTATCTCACGGGTCAACCAGGACGGCCAGACCATGAGCAAGGAATTGTGTGTGTATCGTTTGAGTAGTGCGGATTGAATTGCATGTGCTCGTTGTGTTGTCATTTTGTTTCCTCTTTTCTATGCTGTAAATATAACCCAATTCCGCGCTGACGAAAGTTACTTTTTCGGCTATTATTCTGCACGAGTTATTTGTTACAATAGTAAAGCCGCCTAATCGAGGGCGGCCCGTGTTATAATCTCTGTGCTGTCGGGCCTCGATCCCGGTGGCAGTCGTGCCCGCTACACAGCGGGCATGGCGCTTAATGCGCAGGCCACGGGGTAATCTTACCACAGTTTTGGGTTATAATAGCGGCATGGCAGAACCCGAGGTGATCCGCTTTACGGTATCGGTTGCGCAGGTGAAAACATTGGCCGATGGTGGCCTACGTTTTGCCTTCGATGCACCAGAATCGGCGATAGATGCAGCAACGAAACTGATGCAAGCGAAACAAGCCGGGGCGGTGCTGGAAATAGCGGCGGTTGTGATAAAAAATGACTGACGAAATTGACAGTAACACTGCGCAGAAAGTGCCAAAACCACGCGGGAAAGGCGTCCCGTTTGTGCATGGTGACCCGCGCATCAATCGTAAGGGTAGACCAAAATCGTTTGACCAATTGCGTAAACTCGCTGTATTGGTCGCGGCAGAACAGGACAATGGCGGCATAACCCGCGCCCTGGAAATACTTCGCGATTGGGCGAAAAGCAAGGAAGTTGCCAAACAGGACAAGTTTATGGCCTATGCTTATGGGAAGCCGAAGGAAGAGATAGCCCTAAGCGGCGACGCGAAGATAACGGTTAGGCTTGTGAAAGACGAATGACCAACGTCGACATCCACGAAGAAGTATTCAACCCGGTTTACTTGCCCTATCTGGACTGTATGGACAGGATTCAGATATATTTTGGCGGCGCCAGCTCGGGAAAATCAGTGTTCCTTGCACAACGTGACGTGATTGACCTGATGAAAGGCGGGCGCAATTTTCTTATCTGCCGTCAAGTTGCGCGAACGTTGCGCGGGTCTGTGGTTCAGGAAATAAAGAAAGTTATAACCGATTGGGGACTTGATGCCCTATTTGATATCAACAAAACCGATATGACCGTCACGGCGTCAAACGGTTATCAGATCGTATTTGCCGGACTGGATGATGTGGAAAAACTGAAATCACTTACTCCGGCCAAGGGTGTGTTCACGGACGCGCGCATTGAAGAAGCGACCGAAGTAGACAAGTCCAGCATCAAGCAGATACTAAAGCGGCAAAGGGGCGGTGACGAAAAGACGCCCAAAAGACTGACGCTATCTTTCAATCCCATTATGCAGATCCACTGGATATACAAGGAATGGTTCGAGCAGATCAACTGGGCGGATGACCAAAAGGAATATCACGGGGAAGGACTATCTATTCTAAAGACAACCTATCGGGACAATAAATTCTTGACCCGCGAAGATGTGAACGGACTGGTAAGCGAGAAGGACAAGTATTATTTCGATGTTTACTCTGAGGGCAAGTGGGGCGTTCTGGGCAACGTTATCTTCACGAATTGGCAGGTCAAAGACCTATCAGACATGCGCGCTCAATTCGTCAACCACCGGAACGGGCTGGACTTCGGCTTCGGCGGCAATCCGGCCGCACTATCTGTATCTCATTACGACAGTAACCACAAGACGGTTTATATTTACGAGGAGTTATACGAAACCGGACTTACAAATGATATTCTCGCGCTGAGAATAAAGGGTATAATTGGGGACAAGCGCGTCGTTTGTGATAGCGCCGAGCCGAAGTCAATCACAGAACTTCGGCAGTATGGCGTAAGCGCAGTTGGCGCGATAAAGGGCAAAGACTCTGTCAATTTTGGCATTCAATGGCTGCAACAGCAGACCATTGTCATAGACACGAAATGTATCAATACTCGCAACGAGTTCCAGCAATATCACCGCAAGGAAGACAAGATGGGGAATACTCTTGATGACCCCGTAGACGCCTTTAACCATATCGTTGACGCTACTCGCTACGCATACGAGGAAGATTCGTTGCCGTCCGGCATTACGATAATCGAAGACCCCTTTGAATAGGGGCAGAAAGGAGATACCATGACGCTTCGCGACACTGTACGTTCTTGGATTATGAACCTGCTCGACTTTTCGGACCCCGCCGACTTTGCAAAGCGTGACCGGATGGAGCAGCTCGCATTACTGCGCGACTATTACGACGGGATGCACGCGCGCCAGTTGCGCGTCAAGTTTGGCAAGTTTGACGACAACTTAACTGTCAACCTTTGCGGATTGATAACAGACAAAGCCGTCTCCGCCCTGGTTGGCGATCCCGCGGACGGACGCGGGCTGTCGTGGGCGTTCCCAAGCGAGACGGGCATGGACGAAAGCGGAAACGAAGTCGCAATCAAGCCGCCTGCTATCACGTGGCTGAATGAGCTATGGGACAAGAACCACCGTGACGCGTGGCTGCATTTGAACGCGCTACAAGGGGCAATGACTGGTATCCCGGCGTTGAAGATCGTCACGAATGGCCATGATACCAATTTCAGAATTTCGCAGATCAACCCGCTTACGCTGACCGTGGAGACTGACCCCAACGATATAGACAAGGTGACGAAATACACCATCCTGTATAGCGTCAAGGAAGGCAAAAAGGAAGTCACCCACAAAGAAGAAACCTACCCAGCCAACGATCAAGCGACTGCGTGGATAATTGAGAAAACGCGCAAGATATCCGGTAATCGCTGGGAAGCTGTCGAGCCGCCGATTGTGTGGCCGTACGACTTCCCGCCCATCCTGACATGGCAAAATCTGCCCGTGCTTGACAGTCCATACGGGCGCTCGGACATTGAAGGGATTATCCCCATTCAGGATAGGTATAACTTCCTGGTATCCAACTTGTCGAAGATCATCCGATTGTATGCACATCCCCAGCGATACGGATTGAATCTATCACCCCAGATGGAAGAGGGTCTAATAAAAATGGGGCCGGACGAAATGCCGATGCTGAATAGTTCCGGGTCCAACACCAGCGAGATTATCCAGATGCCGCCTGTCGGCGACCTGCCTGGCGCGATGGCGTTCCTGCAATCCCTGCGCGAATCGGCATTCATGCTGTCGCGTGAAGTGGACACGATGAGCATGAAGGACAAGGTGGGGGCGATCACGAACTTCGCATTGCGTGTACTGTATCGCGACTTTTTGGATAAGCTGGGGACTAAGCGCCTCCTGTACGGGCAAGCTTATCAGGAACTCAATCGGCGTCTGCTCATTCTGGGCGGCTTTGAAGGCGAGATATGTGAGATTATCTGGCCTGACCCGCTGCCGGTGAACGAGACCGAAGAAACGACCGCGCTGACCAGCGACTTGACGAATAAGCTTGTCAGCGTCCAGACGGCGCAAGAGATCCGCGGCTACGATCACGAAAAAGAAGAAGAACGCATGGGCAACGAGAGCCAGGGCACGCAGGACGCCGGAGCACTGCTACTGCAAGGCTTCTTCAAGAATGGCGGCGCGCAGAATAATACCAAAGTTGTCAACCCTGCCGAACAGGGAATTGAGTAGAAAGGGCTTGAAATGACACGCGACGAGATTCTTGCAATGCCCGCTGGGCGCAAGATGGATGCACTGGTGGCGGAAAATGTGATGGGGCTGGATTTGTTTACCCCGGTAACAGACCCTTATTTTACAAGTCAAGGAATTTATCAACAGGTAAATCACATAGAGTCTTATTCTGCCGACATCGCCGCCGCGTGGGAAGTGGTGGAGAAAATGGTTAATGGCAAATGGCGCGTAAATATTGAGAACGATATTAACGGTAGAAAATGGGGGTGCGATTTCAAGGATGACCCATTGCATACAACCCTGTGCGTTGCCGATTCGTTGACTCTTGCAATTTGCCGCGCCGCCTTGCTCGCTGTGATGGAAAACAATGGCCAATTCCCCGCTTGACCTAATCACGCGTTATCGCGCCCGTTTGGACGAGCAAAGTGACTCCGATCTGCGCAGATTAATCGATGCTTACGGGCGCATGTCGCAACGGCTCAAAGACCGCGTTGACCTGCTGCTGGGCGAGATTGAACGCAACCCGAACGCGTCCATAAAGCAAATGGCGCGCTATCACGAACTGGTAGACGCGCTCAATGCTGAATTCGAGAAGTATGATATCTATCTGGAGACCGAACTCGAAGCGATACAGGCACGCGAAACTACACAAGCAAAGCTCGACACAGCCGCGCTGATTGCCGCTGCTCTGGCGTTGCGTGGAATGACGGTCAAGCCGGCACAAGTGCCAGTGTCGCAAACGGTCCCGTCCGTGCTTGCCCCGGGTTCTGCTGCGTACAAGCGATTGCACGAACTGGCGCCATTGCAAGCGCAACGTATCATTGACAAGCTGTTGGAGGGTGTCAATCGCGGGTACGGGTTCGAGAAGCTGGGTGCGATGATTGTCAACGACCTGGGACTCGGTCTTTCGGATGCGATGCGCTGGGCGCGGACTACGCAGATGACCAGCTACAGGCTCACGTCACACAATACCATGGTGCAAAATTCAAATATTCTAGCCGGGTGGGATTGGTTCGCCCAGCTAGATGATGCGACCTGTACCGGCCCCGGGAGTTGTAGTGAACAGCACGGAACCTTTCACGGACTAGATGAAAATATAAGTGATTTGACTAACCACATTTGGAATTGTAGATGCGTTGAACTTCCCCGTGTTATCGGTGACGAGAGTCCGATTGCAAAAGCATCAGAGTAACCGTCCACCCTCTGCCCACTCATGAGGAAGTTTCGCGTTCTTTCTCGAATTGCACGTCTGACAAGCAATCACGATATTCTCTGGAATATTCGCCCCGCCGCGCGAAAGCGGAACGACATGATCGGCGTGATAATGTTCTCCGGCGGGATTTCCACAATAATAGCACTTCCCTTTTTGTCGCTTGAACTGAGTGCGAATATCATCCTTGGTTACTTTTCCACCACTTCCCGCCTTTTGTGCCCTGCGTTTATTGCCATGAATACGCGCTTGTTCGTTGCGTTCTGGGCGATTTTTATCCTCCCATATTTTGTTGTAGGCAGCCACTTTATCATGATTCGCCCTAACGTATTTTCTATGCGTTTCTGTGATGTGCGCCCGATGAATACGCCTGTATTCCTTTATGTGCTCTTTGTTTTCTATATTGCGCCGCTTTTTCTGAATCCCGATTTCTTCTTTGTGGCTTTCGTAATACGCCTTATCGTAAGCCGCTTCGTAGACCGGATCGAGCATTGCTTTACAGCATTCTTTGCATGGGGAACGAAACTGAGTCTTTCCCCGTTTGTCGCCGCGGTAAAAGTATTCAAGGGTTGCGGGTTTTTCGCGCCCACACTTATGACAAATTTTAGTATCCATGGGTATTGCCTCCAAACCCTCAAAGGAATGTGGGAAGGCCGGAGGGCTAGGCTTTTCGAGCGGTTCATGAGGCCGTTCTATCCCACAACGAATTATACCATAATTGGGCATTCCACAGCGTGTCAAGTGATGGGTAATAGGGTATAATGGAGTTGATCAGCAATGCCCCGCCGTGTTCGGTGGATGCCAAGAACGGCAACTGAGCCGAGCGGCGGGGAACTATGTGCCCACACTCCTTCATGCTGGGTACGAAATACTGAGATGAAGTACGAGTTGGAAGCCCAGCCGTCCCGCAAGGGACGGGGCGCATAGTGAAAGGGCAATGATTGAGACTTCTTGATTTATTTTGCGGTGCTGGTGGGGCAGGGATGGGCTACTCCCGCGCCGGGTTCGATGTGGTGGGCGTAGACATAAACCCTCAGCCGCATTACCCGTTCGAGTTTTATCAGGCGGACGCGTTGGAATACCTAGCGGAACACGGCAGTGAGTTTGACGTTATCCATGCCAGCCCGCCGTGTCAACGATATTCAGCAATGACCAACGGGCGCTGGCAGGATAGAGTCGAGGAACACCCCGACCTGATAGAACCCACCAGAATATTACTGATTAAATCGGGTAAACCATATGTTATTGAAAATGTCCCTGGCGCGCCGCTTCTAAATCCCGTCCTGCTCTGCGGCACAATGTTTTATCTCGAAACACCAAGCGGCAATCAATTAAGGCGGCATAGGTATTTTGAATGTTCGTTCCGGGTACCTCTTACTCCGCCATGTCAGCACAACAATCTCTCCGCGGTCGGGGTTTATGGGGGTGGGCAAAATCCAGCACGGAGAAAACGCAGATATAAATCAGAGGGCGAAGAAAAAGATTTTGGTATCAAGGCGCGCGCTCTAGTTATGGGCATTGATTGGATGACCGGAAAAGAATTAAACGAAGCCATCCCGCCAGCTTATACCGAATGGATTGGAAAGCAGATATTAGAGAAAGGCTTATGAATGCAAGTACCTGTGCATGGTTCGCTACTGGGGGAAGATGACTGGAAATCGTTGGAGCAAGCCGTCGCCAAACGCTGGCTGACGGCGGGGCTATACACCCACCAATTCGAGTCGGCGCTGGCGGCACGCTTCGGGCGGCGTCATGCGCTGTTCGTCAATAGCGGATCGTCCGCGAATCTGTTGGCAATGTCCGCGCTGGAACTGCCGAAGGGCAGCGAAGTCATTACCTCCGCCTGCGCGTTCCCCACTACCGTTAATCCCATAATTCAATGCGGGCTTGTACCCGTGTTCGTAGACTGCGAACCGGGAACGTGGAATATTGACACGACCCAGTTGGAGGCGGCGCTATCGGATAAGGCGCGCGCCGTGGTGGTGTGTCACACCTTAGGGAATCCCGTAGATATTGCACCAATAAGACCGTTCTGCTTAAACCATCACCTGTATTTAATTGAGGACTGTTGCGACGCGGCAGGGGCTACATATCACGGCGGATACGAAGTGGGTTATTGGGCCGACTTCTCCACCTACTCATTCTACCCGGCGCACCAGTTGACAACAGGGGAGGGCGGGGCGGTACTGACGGACAACCCGCGCCTTGCCAAGATTGCCGCGTCTTACCGCGACTGGGGGCGTGATTGCTGGTGCGAGCCGGGGAAGGACGATACCTGCGGGAAGCGGTTCGCGGGCGAGTACGATCACAAGTACACCTACTCCCGTATTGGCTACAACCTGAAGGCGACCGACTTGCAGGCGGCGATAGGGTTGTCGCAGTTAGGTAAGTTGGACGAGTTCGTGCATCAAAGATTATGGAATTGGGAATATTTACTTGAGCGTATGGACGACTTACCGATTGTCTTACCAAAAGAAACCCCCAACAGTAACCCTTCCTGGTTCGGCTTCGCATTCGGAACGGAGGATAGAAATGAACTTGCTCGGTATCTTGATTCTCATGGTGTTGGCAATCGCCCTTTATTCGCCGGAAATATTACTCGTCAACCTGCTTATAAGGACGTTGCTTATCGTGTCGTTGGTGACTTGCATAATTCAGATTATGCGTTTGAAAACGTCATCTGGGTCGGCTGCTGGCCGGGACTGACGCGGGAGCAACTGGATTACACAGTGGAGGCTATTCGTGGATATTTCCGAACGTAAGCGAGTATTTGTTACGGGCGGCATGGGCTTTGTCGGTCAGTGGATGCGCAAGACGCAACCCGAAGGCGTGTTCGCTGCCTACGGAGACAGTCGGGACAAATACAAATGGACGACACGCACGGATGTAAAAATGGATTACATCGTCCATCTTGCGCCCATCAGTCCTGGCATGATATTGAATTATGCGGAGAGTCACAATACCCGAGTCCTGTTCGTTTCATCCGGTGCTGTGCATGACCGGATGGACGATTACTCTCACAACAAAAGATTGTGGGAAGAGCAATGTAAGCACAGCAAGGCAGATATAGTCATTGCCCGCCCGTTCTGCTTCGTGGGTGAGTACCTGCAACTGAACCGTTATTCAATAGGGCAGTTCATTCAGGATGGCTTGAACGGCGGGCCTGTGCATTACTACGATACTGGTTGCATCCGCTCTTATATGCACGGCTCTGATTTGGGGCGCTGGCTGTGGGAAATACTGCTGAACGGAACCGGAGCGTATGACGTCGGCTCGTCTATCGCCGTGACCATGCGGGATGTGGCAGAAACAGTGGCGAAAGAATTTGGCACGACTGCGATTGCCGACCTTGCTCCAGAACGTGGCAAGCCGCAGGTGTATCTACCTGATACCGCGCGGGCGCGCAAGGAATTGGGGCTGAAAGAGACGGTATCCCTGCCGGAGGGCGTCCGGCGCATGATTGCCTGGAATAGAGAGAGGATGAAATAATGAATATCGTAATCTTTGGCGCCGGACAGGTTGGACGGCATGTCATCCGGGGGCTGCGCAAGATGGACTGCGAACCGCTGTGCTTCTGCGAGGACAAACGACATGATATTGACGTTGACGGACTGGCCGTCATCCCAACAAAAGAAGCTATACGCAGATACCTGGACGCGTTGTATGTGATAGCACTGCACCAACCCGCAGAGACAATCAAACGCTTAACCTGGTTGGGCGTGGAGGCGCAATCGTGGGTGCAGTTTGCTTTCCGGTACCCAACCGTGTTACTGCCCTATTGTTTCCTTTCCGCCTTCCCCGCTAGAATAACGTCGAAGGAAAAAGAAGCTTGGACAATTTGGGCGGACGAAGAATCTACCAAAGAATACGCGAATCAAATCGTATGGCGACACTCGCAAGGGCGCGGGTATTTGTCGCCACATGCGGATATCGAGGATATGTACTTCCCGCCCGACTTGGTTACGCTTCGGCAGGATGAAGTATTCGTGGACTGCGGTGCGTATGATGGGGATACGATACGCTGGTTTCACAATCACGGCGGAGCTGGGAAAGTTATTGCCATTGAGCCGGATGCAGTAAACGCAAGACGCCTAAACGAGATTCATCCTGGCATTGATGTCATACCATTTGCGCTTGGGGTGCGACGCGGGCACGTCCAGATTGACACCGGGAACGGATTGTACACCAAGACTGGGCAAGGGCGTGATACCGTCGTGTGCGACACGCTTGATCACATCCTGAAAGGCATGAAGCCGACCTATATCAAGATGGACATCGAGGGCGCTGAACTGGACGCGCTTCACGGTGCGGCGAAAACCATCAAGACACACAAGCCGGTTTTGGCAATCTGTCTGTATCACAAGCCTACTGACCTGTGGGAGATTCCGCTGTACATTCGGAGCATTGCCCCGGATTATCGGCTATACTTACGGCGCTATGCTGAGGACTGCTGGGAGTCGGTGCTGTACTGTGTCCCGGCGGAAAGGGTAAAATGAAGGTCTCTGATTTCATAGCCAATGAACTTGTAGGGCTTGGCGTAACCCACGTATTCACGCTTCCTGGTGGTTTTAGCCAGAACCTAAACGATTCAATCGCCCATACTCCAGGCCTGACGCCCGTTTATATGCTCCACGAGAGCGGGGCAGGCTTCGCCGCCGTGAACTACGCGGCCTATTCTGGCAAGCTAGGCGTGGCCGTTGTCACGTCGGGGCCGGGATGCACGAACATCCTGACCGCGGTTGCTTCGGCATATCAGGATAGCGTTCCGTTGCTGGTCATATCGGGTGAGGCGAATGTACAGAACGTGGAGAATCGGCGCAAGTTTCAACTTCGACAGGGCGGGCCGCAGGATGTGGAGATTGAGAAAATAGCGCGCCCGATAACGAAATACATAGACGTGGCAGAAAACGGAATCGGGGCGAAATGGATACTGTCGCAGGCGGTCAAGTATGCACTACAAGACAGGCGCGGGCCCGTGTGGGTGATTGTGCCGCTTGACGTGCAGGGAATGGAGTGTGCAGAATGAACGGAATATCCGAACTAATTGCACACTTGCAACAATCCGAACGCCCGCTAATCCTGATGGGCGCGGGCGCACGTGATGCTGCTTCTGATATTATCGCATTCGCAGAGCGCTTCGACATCCCGATACAAACGACCTGGAATGCCATTGACCTTATCCCGTGGGAACACAGACTCTTCGTTGGCAGGCCCGGCGCGGTGGCTTGCCGTGGTGCGAATTTTGTCATCCAGAACTGTGACTTGCTGATTGCAATCGGGGCGCGTCTGGACGAGGGAACGATAGCGTATAAATACGACCTATTCGCGCCAAAGGCCAAGAAAGTGCTGGTAGACATTGACCGGGGCGAAGCGTTGAAGATCCCCAACCTGGATTTGTTCATCCATGCGGATGCGGGGGTGTTTATACGGGAAATGATAGCATTCGCTGATAGCACTCCCGAATGGTACGACATACCAGAACGTCACGCTTGGCCGGCACAATGTCAAAAATGGTTTTCGCGGTATTTCCTCGAAGGAACTGGCGGCACATACGAACTGGTCGAGAACCTGTCCAACAACCTACCATCCGATGCCATACTCATTCTCGGAAGCAGCACGACAGCCGTCTCCCTATTCTGTGCGGGTTTCCGCCAGAAAAAAGGACAGCGGGTTATCCTGTCATCCTGCGGACTGGGTTCGATGGGCGCAACCATCCCCGGCGCAGTTGGGGTTGCTTTAGCAAGCGGGAAACATGTCACGGTCATTGACGGCGACGGCTCATTCATGCAGAACATTCAGGAGTTAGAAGTAGTTAGACGGTTGTACCTGCCTATCACGTTTTACGTTATCAACAATGGCGGGTATGCCTCCATCCGTAATGCACAGAAGCGCGCATTCGAAAGGGTATCCGGCGCTGACCTTGCGAGCGGTCTGACCCTGCCGAGTATTCAGGCGGTCGCTGATGCGTTCAGGATCATTGCCTGCGATTACGTTCCGGGCGTGTACAAGCAGGAAGATTTCCCGATGGTGCTGGAAGTCACCGCCCCGCATGATGAGTTAATAATCCCCCGCGTGATGTTCGATGGCAGGGGCAATCTAGGAGACTTATGGCCCTACAAGGATTGACCCCCCGCGAAGTTACCAACCAAAGCAACCTTAGCGCATCCAAGCCGCTGGTATATGCCAAGGTGCTGAAATACCCCGATATGGTCGCGGCGGGCAAGTCTATCGCCTGTCTGGATGTGCAATACAACTTCCTGTGCAACTTTCACTGCGTCCATTGTGCCGTATCCAGCCAACGGGGTATCACACGCGCGGGCATGTTGACGCCGGGCGACATAAAGCACCTGTGCGATCAGGGCGACGCGCTGGGGCTGGCTCATTTCTCATGGACAGGCGGGGAGCCGCTGGTTGTAAAAGAGTTCGACAAGGTAATCGAAGCCATCGGCCCGGAGCGCTTCCACATCCACATTGATACGAATGGATGGTTTATTGACGATGCGAAAGCGCGCCACCTAAAAGCCATTGGCGTGGACAAGATACAACTCAGCCTTGACGGACTGGACGCACAGCAACACGACGCATTCAGGCGCAAGCCGGGCAGCTTTTACCGAGTACTGCGTGCCGCTGAAGCAACCAAAGCGGCGGGGATGAGTTTGCAGATTGCAACCTTTGTAGACCACGACCGCGCTCAGACGCTAGAACTTGAACGCTTCCTAGATTTTACCGATTCCATTGGTGCAGTTGTCAATATCCAGACCGTCAAGCTGATGGGAGAATTGCAGGGGCGCTATGACATGCTCCTGACGGATGCGGATATGGTGCATTTGAAGGGGCAAGAAACACGCCATCACGTTACAACCCACCTGACCCCGTTCTATGGGATTGATATGGGCTGCATGGCGGTCAAGAAGATGCTGGTCATAAATGCTTGGGGCGATGCGATGCCATGTCCGGGGATGCGGTTTGTGCTGGGGAATATTCGCACTACGCCGCTGGCCGATATACTTGCGAAGGGCATGAGATATTTCGGAGCATACGAACCAACTTGCCGCGCTTCGCAGGACGTGGAATTCAACCGGCGCTACGTGGCACGGACGGAAAACCCGTTGCCGATTGAAGATGTAATGCCCTACGACTGGCACGTGGAGGACATGGCGTGAAGAATAAAGTCGTATATTTGCGCTGGTTGGATTCGGCAAGTCAAGGGGAATGGACATATATCAACGAGGATGGATTGGACGAGATTGTCAGTATAGGTTTCCTGATCTACGAAGACGACAAACAGGTTCAAATAGCACACAGTATAGATGAATTTAATAAATATTGTGGAGTGATTGCAATTCCAAAATCCGTGATACTGAAAAGACGCGTGGTTAAATATGACTCAGCTTGAGCGGCTGATTGCCCGCGTTGTACAACTGGTCGAAGATAGTCCCGGCCAACTCGTAGTATTAACTATCACGATTGACCATAAAGGTGTACCTATTTGCTGGCAAGTCAAACAAGGACAAGTCGAGGGGTTGACACAAGAAACGAAAAAGGGTGTATAATGTATTTTGATTGATGGATGGGGATTTCCCCGTCGTACCCCGCCGCGTGGATGGTGTGTAGGTAATCGGATTGAAACGCACCTATTTTGAAGTCGAGCGGCGGGGAACAATCTAAGCGGATAAAACCGCGTAATAAATCGAGCGACACAAGGGCTGTACATTGCCCGGTAACCCGCCCGTCTCTGAATCTCAGAGGCGGGCTTTTTGTTATCCAGAAAAGGAGACACACAATGACCAAGAACACTGCTGCCGAACCTACGACAGCCACCCCCGCCGAATCTACGACGGTAGAACCTGTAACAGTTGAACCAGTATCAACGCCACCCGCCGAACCCGCGAAAGATGCGGCTTGGTGGGAAGGCAAGGCTAAAGCGATGGAGGCCGAAAAGGTCGCCAACGCAAAGAAACTCGCCAAACTGGAAGCGGCGGAGCAAGCCCGCCAGGAAGCGGAGCAAACCGAATTACAGAAAGCGCAGGCACGCGCAGAGAAAGCCGAAGCCGAAGCGAACGAAGCCAAGCTCGCCGTTCTCCGCCGGGATGCGATCACAAACACCGGATTGCCCGCCGCATTCGCTGACCGTCTGAAAGGGAACACCCTGGAAGAAATGGAAGCGGACGCAAAGTTACTGCTTGCTGCAATTCCAGCACCCGTCAAACCTGTGCCGCCCGCGGTTGGCGCAACCAACCCCGGCGCACCCGGAACGGGCGAAACCGAAGCCGAGAGAAAGAAAAGGCTTATCGGATAAACATAAACATGGAGGTCTCAAATGACCATTGGACTTAATACCTGGGATGACATCAGCGCCATTGGGCGTGTCATTCAAGAAGACGCTCGGTTTGTAGTTCGAGAGAGCTACATTCTGCCCGGACTGGTTACTGGATTCGGTGACTTGTCTGGCGGTAACGTGCGTCGCTCGTATGCTTACAACCAACTCACCGCCGCAACCGTCGGGGAACATACTGATTTGCAAAGCACTATGTTTGCTCCGTCGGTTGACCAGACCTTGACGCCTTATGAAATCGCGTTGATGTCTTTCGTCACCGATCTTCGACGCGACAGCGAAGCACCGGAAAGCATCATCACCGACGTTGCGCGCGAGCTTGGTTTTGCTGCTGCCGATAAAGTTGAAACTGACATTTACGGCGATTTCGCAAGCCTGACCGGCGGTACGGTCGGGTCGGTTACTCAAGCCCCTGCCTTTGGCATCCTTTCGGCCGCAATTGCACAGGCCCGAAACGCCAACAAGAACAATAAGATCCCGTTGGTCTGTGTCATTCACGGATACTCATGGCAAATCCTCGCCAAGGCTACTTCCGTTGCAGGTTCCTCGCTTGCTCAGGCTCCTGGATTCACCGAGGAAATGACCCGCACTGGTTACGTCGGCGCATTTGACGGCGTTCCGATTTACCAGATTTGGCCCGCCACTCAGGGAACCGGTGCCGGGACTTCTGGTACTGCGTGGTCGTATGGAGCAGTATTCCCCAAATCCGCTCTCGCACTGGATTGGCGTCGCCCTGTCCGCGTTGAGGCCGAGCGTAACGCCTCCTTGCGCGGTACCGAATTCAACATGAGCGCGGTCTATGCTCATGGCGTGTGGCGTCCTGCTCTTGGCGTACAAATCCTTCAACTCGCCAACGTTCCGAGCAACTAGGAGATATAAGATGGCACACTGCGAAGATATTCACGGTTTTGTAGCAAGTGTCGGTATTATGCCGACGGGCGGAGGAACTATCCTGGTTCCCCTGTTCTATAATTCACCCCAGAATGGCGACATCACCATTACCAGCGCGTTCTCGGTTTGTCCGGGAGTTGCGTATGCTGGTGGGACTGCCAAACTTCGATTGGTCAATCTGGGTACTTCTGGGACGGTCACTGAGGCTGTTCTATGGAACTTGGGCTCCAGTGGAACCATGACCGTTTACGATGGTTTTGTCCCCATCAAGGGCGCGGCCGTTACTCCCGTTCTGGGTGCTGGCAAATGGGCCGGTGTCGAGAATGGATTGGGAACGGCCGGAACTCTGACCCTTGTCGGATTCAACTATCTCAAGGGCGTTGGATAATTCTGATTTAGCGGGGGGAAGGTGCAAAAGCCTTCCCCCTAGAAAGTAGTACGACATGACCGAAGAAATAAAAGAAACACAGAACCTTAACAAATTAGGAATACATTGGGTTGGGAATGCGGTTTGGGCGCAAACTGGATACGGTGGGCAAGCTAAGTTATTGCTTCCCAGATTCGCAAAACTTGGCCACCAACCTTCCATGACAGCGTATTATGGACTCCAGGGCCACATGCTCCAGATCAATAACATGAACGTTTTCCCGATGGGTTATCACCCGTATGGAATGGATGTATGTGCCAGCAATGCACAGATAAGCCGGGCGAGAATCTTGATGACCTGCTTGGATGTGTGGGTTTGTGAACCGCAAATGTTTACCGGGGACGTTCTCTGGGTTCCCTGGTATCCGATTGACTCGGAGACGGTCAACACAGGGATAAAGGCCAAACTCCCCGCCGCGTTTGACATGATCGCCATGAGCAAATTCGGGCAACGGAAAGTCGAAGAGCTTGGACTCAAAACTCACTATGCCCCTTGCTGCGTGGATACAACCATATTCGCGCCCGCGGACAGAGAGACTTCGCGAGTGTCCGCGAGTGAGCAGATCACCGCCCCGCTTCCAAAAGATGCTTTTATTGTGTCTATGGTTGCGATGAACAAAGGCAACCCATCCCGCAAAGCGTTTTACGAGCAGTTTAGAGCATTCAGGGCACTTCACAACAAGCATCCCGATACCGTCTTATATGCTCATACAATCACAAGCGAAGCCGGACAACAGGGTGGGGTCAACCTACTGGAAATATGTGCGGCGCTGGACCTGAAAGTCGGAGTAGACATTATCTTTCCGAATGCGCTGGCGATTATCAACGGCTATCAGGATACATTCCTGAATTCGGTTTACAACGCTTCGGATGTGCTTTTGTCTGTGACTATGGGTGAAGGCTTCGGGATACCGATTATCGAAGCGCAAGCTGCCGGATGCCCGGTAATCATCGGAGACTGGACTTCCATGTCAGAGTTAAAGTTTAGCGGCTGGTCAGTGGACAAGTCCGAAGCTTCTGAATTTTGGACGCCGCTCAATGCTATTCAGTACCTGCCAAAATGGGAAGCCATAGCGGACAGACTTGAAATGGCTTACCAGATGCGCGGAAATATGGACTATCGTAAGCGGGCGCGCAAGGGCGCGTTAGCGTATGATTGTGACAAGGTTCTGGAAAAGCACTGGGTTCCCATCCTGGCAGAAATCGACGCCAAAGTGAAAGAACGTCCTACGTTCACGGTGCCAGTATGAACCTACCCAACGACGCGATTCTGGTGCAGCACGTTTCCGAGAACTGGGAAGGCGCAAACATGTTCAAGGTTACCGCAGCCCGGAACATAGAATACATCCTGAAGCACCGGATGGATTACCAAATGCTTATTGCCGGGCAGGACATAGATAAAATCGGCGACTGGGCGAAGGTTCGGTTGTTGCGCCATACGATGGAAATCGAGCAGTATAAATACATCATCTGGCTGGATTGCGACACGGTGATAATTGACATGGATGCAGACCTGCGAGACGGATGCCCGCCTGACAAGATCGGGGCTTGCCGCCACGTCCTGACCAAGCCACCATACAACCTGAATCTCGACCATCTGAATATCGGTGCTTTGTACTTCCAAAACACCGAGGCGAACAAGAAACGGTTTGATGATTGGCTGGCAGGATATCCAGGTCCAGAGACTCCAGCATGGCGCGAGCAGGGCGTGTTCAATAACATCGGAATCGGCGTCGAGATAGACGCGAAATGGAACGCCACCGGAAAAGTAAATCCATCCCCGAATCCCGTGGTTTTGGGATTTCACGGGCAAGGCGATGTAAGAGGTAGGTTTGACCAGATGTGTAAAGCGTTAGGAAAATAAGGAGTGAATATGGCTGAAACATTACAAGAACAACTAATCCGTGAATTTTTCGACCCGCGCTATTTCGGCGACCCGCATGACTTCGCCGCGCGAGCAGAGATTTTGGCATTACGTGCGCGTGTCGCAGAGTTGGAAGGCAAGAAACCCGGCAAGGCCGTGAAGGGCAGCCCCGCGAAACTCGCGGACGAGTCTGAATAGGTGAAACTATGACCGCTCGTTCGTCAATGGCCGACCTGCTCCTGACCCTGCGCGGATTGACCGCCGCCGGGAGTGCCGAGTATACGGTCAACGCAGTTTCGTATTGGACAGACCAGCAACTCCAAGACGTTATGGATCGCCACGTCTATCCCATCCGCCACGAAGAATTACTCCCACTGGAAACTTACGGGACGGGCGGGACGGTGACATATCTGGACTACCAGTCGCCGCGCAGGTTTCTGGAAACCACGTCTGGCGGCACTTCCCGCTTTGTTATTCAAGATGAAGGCGGCACGACTGTTGGCACGGCTTCTTACAGCGTGGATTATCCGAAAGGACTGGTGACGTTTACGGCTGATACCACCGGCCTTTCCCGTTTCCTGACCGGCTTCTCGTATGATGTAAATGCCGCGGCTGCAGATGTGTGGGGGCAGAAGGCGGCCCATTATGTGACTGCATACGACTTCTCGACCGATAATCACAACTTGCGCCGCAGCCAGATAATCCAGAATTGCTTGACCATGAGTAAAGAATACGCATCCGGCGCTGCCGTATATTCGGTGACGATGGAACGATCAGACACATCTGGAATTAGTCGCCATTACGACTCGAATTAACCATGCTGCCAACCGCCGAACTTACTGACATCAGGAATGAGCTAGAGTCGTGCTTGCCAGATTCTGGCACAATCCTTGCGCTCACGCGAACCAGTGATGGACAGGGCGGCTGGTCGGAGTCGTGGGGCGGGACGGTATCGGTTGCGTGTCGGTTGGATTTTATCGGCGGGAAGGAGTCCGTGACTGGTGCGGCGCTCACGCCCTACTCGAAAGCGATTGTGACGCTGCCACAGGCGACGGTCATCACAGAGCAGAATCGGTTTGTCCATTCGTCCGGGACGTACACAGTCCAGGCGGTAAATATGGGAAGCTGGCTAGGCGTGAAGAGAGCCACGGTGGAGAAAATATGACCGTAACCCTTGACACCGCCGTTCTGGATGCCATGATTGCCAAAGACCCGCAAA